AGTTCTGTTAGTTTTCTGTCAAGTTCTTCATCTGTCAACTCTTCAACCGACAATTCGGTAGTAGTTTGATCAATGCGCGCTAATTTAGGCGACTCAAACTCTGCAAGGCTCTTCGCAAGATCCGCAGCAGTATCATAATCTTCTGCTAACAAGGCCTTATGCATTAATACTTTAAGTACATCAATAGAACTCATGTCAGCTTCAGCTAAGACATCAGCTTTAAATAACTTCCAATCTCGCATAGACATCTTAAGTTCTTCGCGGGCTTGTGTGTTAGCCTTACGAGCAATCACCGAGTTCTTCTGAGCGCTTTGAGCCTTCTCTGTAGTAAAGAATGGCTTAAGATTCTTTAAACTATTCGGGTGTGTAGACATTCTATGCTCTCCTTATAGGAAACTCTATTGATCAAAACACCCAAGAGTGTTTTGTTTTATAGAATTTAATTAACTAATATTCTCTATAAGGAGAGTATAACAACAAAGAAAGGGCTAACTATGGCTAAATGGGCTGAAAAACCGTGGCAACCTGAAGACAAAGGTAACTTGCCAAAATCAACAACAGCTTCAGGAATACTACGAGAAGCAGCAGATCTCAAAGATCTAAAATCTAAAGATTATCAAGGCAGCAAATGGACAGAAGACGAGTACTTTCCATTTGGTGCACAGAGTTATATACATATGATACATACTAAGTATCTACGTATGCGTAACATTGCTGAAGGAAAGCAAGAAACAAACTTCGAAGCACTCGATGATACACTTATGGACATGGCAGTATACTGTTGCATGTACGCAGCTAGAATAAGAAGAGATAAAGATGAAGCATTAGACTTTAAAGCCTTTGAGAAATACAGAGGACATTCTCAAGATTAATATAACGAGGACACTTGGAGTAAACAACATGAGTCCAACTAAAAAAGAAGATGATATGGGACCTGGTCCTCAACCTGTTGATGATCCGTCAGACGACTGGTCTAAAAACGTAGATAAAATACCTAAATAACAAAGGAGAATAATATGATTGCAATATTTCAAGTAATATTTATGCTACTCATGTTTGAAGCTGTCGCTTATGTACCTGAAGTACCTGAACCACCAGCTGAAGCATCAGAATAGAAAGGATAACAAATGACATCATGGCCTAACGATATAGCAGATATGCACGAGAAGTTTGGAGTAACCAAATGGACTAATGAAGCATCATTTACTAAACAGAGTGAACTACTAAAGCTGCGCATGCGTATGCTATTAGAGGAATTTCAAGAAACAATGGATGCATATTTACAAGAAGACAAACAAGAGTTTGTTGATGGTCTTGTAGATCTGTGCGTCATTGCTATTGGTACTATGCAAATTGTAGGAGTTGATCCACAAAAAGCATGGGATGAAGTGCTGCACGCTAACAAATCAAAAGAGGTCGGTATTAAAGAGGGTAGGCCTAATAAACTAGGTCTACCTGACTTAATTAAACCGTACGATTGGGAAGAACCACTACATGTGGATAACTTCGGAAGATTAAAACATATATTTAAAGATGGAGATTAATAATGCCAAGAGGTTTATGGGATAATATACATGCAAAACGTAAGAGAATAAAGGCAGGATCAGGTGAAAAGATGAAAAAGCCTGGTGCTAAAGGTGCACCGACTGCTAAAGCTTTACGAGAATCGCAAAGTAAAAAGAAAAAGAAAGGGAAGTAAATGAAGTATGCTGTAATGTTTGAACCATTTGATGAGCTTGAATACGTATGTAAACCTAAAAAAGATTATCAAGTATCTGCCATCGAGCCTTTACTATTTAATACAAAGTGGATGGCACAACAAGAAGCAGATAAATGGAACACAGGTATAGTAGTAGAATATATGGAGAGTAATAATGGCAAAGAAGAAAGGCTGTAAAAGAAAATGAAAATAAAATTAATTACTGCACTAACAGAAACATTACGTAGACGTAGAAATATGAATGCTACTGTTGATGCACTTAGTAGATTAAACGATAGAGATCTACGAGATATTGGTATTCACAGAAGCCAAATAGAAACTGTAGCACGAGGAGTTATTGACTTCCATAGAAGCGTGCGTGATGTCACAGAAAGGACACAAGATGATACCAACACAGATCAGAGTTCCAGCTGAGTTTATAAAATACAGAGCTGAGAAAGAAAAGTTATATAATAGACGTGGTAGAGATCGTAATAAATTCCTTATGGATCTTGACTGCGAAATATATGAATGGTATATGATTGATATAGGTGAGTGGAAAGCTCATGATGATTGGCGTATAGATGCTGTGTTAAAGAACGTTCACAGCGCATTACCAAGTGAAGACACGGAGGCTAATATCGATGTTAAGTTCATTAAGAAATGGTATAACCTCTCTAATACAAAGATGCTTAACTTCGTTAAACAGCATGATGTTATACACGGATACCTCTTCATGGAATGGGTATACGAACCAACAAGACCATTGGAAGAAGGAGACGACGTCGCATGTAGACAAGTCAGATACTTATCCTACACAGATCTTGCAAACATTATACAAATCTCAAGAGGTAAATGGGGAGGATTCTATGCTGATGTCAGAGGCACCTTATGATTTTATTGCTCAGCAACCACAAAGGATTTATACTTGTGTAAAGTGTAAGAAGAAATTTAATCGTATGCTAATGGACAAAGGTAGAATATGTCCTAAGTGTAGTAATAATATAGAAACAGAAGATAAATAGAAAGGACATAGCATGAAGTTATGTTATGACATAGAAACGGATGGACTCGATGCTACAAAAATACATTGTCTTGTTGCTAAGAACCTTGAAACAGGTACTGTATACAAATTTGCAGATGAAAGTGTTAGGTATGCTAACGTTATTGACGGCGTCAGGCTCCTCGAAAACGCCACGCTACTTGTCGGGCACAACATCATCGGATTCGACAACGTCCAAGTAGATAAACTATATGGTACTAACTTAAACTCTAAGCGATGCCATGATACATGGGTTATGTCTCAAGTATTAAGATATAAACGTGATCACAAACATGGACTACAAGGCTGGGGTGAACATCTTAATAACTCTAAAATAGAGTTTGATAGTTGGCATGAATACTCAAACGAGATGTTGAGGTATTGCACGCAAGACGTTGAATTAAATGTACAAGTTTATAATAAATTACTTGAAGAATATAATAACATCTTGAAATCAAACCCCTTGATAGCTAAAGGTATGAAGATAGAATTAGACACTGCTACCTTTAACTCTCGCTGCAAGACTAAAGGCTGGAACTTTGATGTTGATAAAGCTAAGCAATCAGTACAACGTATGACTATTCGTATGAACGAGATTGAATATGAAATAGAGCCTCAGCTAGGTACTAGAAAGATATTTATAGATAAAGAACCTAAAACTCCTAAGTTTAAGAAGAACGGAGAGTATACTACAACTACTATAAGAATGCTACGTGAATACTTTGATAAAGAAGTAATGGCTTGGGATACACATATGATGCCACCAGGTCACACGTTCCAAAGATTTAGAGTAGAAGATATTACTTTAGGATCTATGGATCTTGTTAAAGACTGGCTTATTACTAAAGGTTGGGTTCCAGATGAGTATCAAAAGAAGAAAGTTGGATTTCAGTGGGTAACTACAGGTCCTAAATTAACGTCAACATCTTTACGTAAGATGGGTAACATAGGAGAAATGATAGATGATTACTATACACTACGAAACCGTCGTTCTGTACTCAGTGGTTGGCTTGATGGCCTTCGTAATAATAGGCTCCATGGCAATATGTGGACTATTGGTACACCGACATTCCGCGCAAGGCACGAGGTTATTGTTAATCTACCTGCGGTATCTGCTGCTTGGGGCAAAGAGCTTCGCGAAGTATTCAAAGCAGATGAAGGACAAGTCTTAGTTGGTGCTGACTCATCAGGCAATCAGCTGCGAGGCTTATGTCATTATGTAAACAACAAACAGTTTACACATGAGGTATGCTATGGTGATCAACACCAACGTAATGCTGAGATACTAAAATGTGATAGACCTAAAGCTAAAACATTCCTGTATGCATACTTGTTTGGTGCAGGTGATGCTAAGCTAGGTCATAGCTTAACAGGTAAACTTAATGCAAGTCGTGGTAAACAAGCACGTGAAGACTTTGCAAAAGGTATTAAAGGATTAGGTGAACTTAAGAATAAACTAATCACAGCATGGAAGAATACTAAACATCGCTCAGGTGATGGATGGTTTACTGCAGTAGATGGTAGACCTGTATTCTGTCCTGCTGAACATCAAACATTAAACTACTTACTGCAGTCTATGGAAGGTATTAGTTGTAAAGCAGCACTGTCATATTCAATGGCGGAGATAGATAGGCTAGGCTTACGAGCTGAACCAAGATTATTCTATCATGACGAGCTTGCATATACATGCCATCCAGATGACGCTGATGCAGTAGGTAAAATCCTACAAGAATCATTTAAAGAAGCACCTAAATGGTTTAATATAAATTGTATGGATGGTGGTGACTATGTGAAAGGAGAAACTTATGCAGACATCCACTAAGAACCCTACAGAAGTATTACAACAACCAGTAGTGCAGGAATCTAAAGCACCTACAGAAGTATTACAACAACCAGTAGTGCAGGAATCGCCTGCTGTTTTAGATACAATATCTACTGACTCACTTGTATTAGTAGATGCAGACTCTATATACTTTAGAGCTGCATGTATATCTAGTAAGAAGAACGATATACGTAAGAGTATAGATCATACTATGTCCGAGATAGAGGCAACATGTATGATGGGTAAACTACGAGTAGCTGTTAAAGGTAAGGGTAATTTCAGAAAAGATATGTACCCTGAATATAAAGCTAATCGTAAAGAATTAGATGAGAAACTAGTTAAGTCTCTTGCATACGGCATCGAGCATATGATATCGTATTACGATGCGTTTCAAGCAGATGGTATGGAAGCAGATGACTTAGTATCTATCTGGGCTTACGAAGCTAGAGAACTAGAGAAACCTTACTTTGTAGTAGGTATCGACAAGGATTTACTTCAGATACCAGGTAATCATTACAACTTTAATAAACAAGTACATACATTTGTTGATGATGATGCAGCTAATCTTAATTTAAACTTACAATGTTTAATAGGTGACAACTCTGATAACATTCCAGGTATTAAAGGTATAGGTAAAGTTAAAGCTGCCAAGATACTAGATGGAGTTCCAATGGATAAACGTTGGGATCGTGTTAAACAAGAGTGGAAATCCCATAACGCGGGAGATCCTGACGTAAGTCGTCGACTATTAACAATGTTAAAATCATGGAAGGAATATGACGACATTAGACAACACATTCAAGACCAAGCCACTGTCTGCGAACAAGATGTTCGGAGCGAGGGGCAAGAGGACATTCAAAAGTCCTGAATATGTTGCGTATCAGAATGAGATACGCGATGACCTAATGGGAACTGATTGGCCATTTGATGCTAATCAGGTCTCATTCATTGTAAACGCTGGCTTATCTAATAGAGGAGCTGACATTGATAACGTAATAAAACCTATCTTAGATACATACCAAGGTATCTTTGAAAAGTTTAATGATAACAAGGTATACTATGTCGAACTACACAAAGAAATCGTTAGCAAGGGAGAAGAGTTTCTCAGGATTAGAGTTACCTCCCATAACGGAGCTTGAAGAATACGAATACACTAAACAAAAGAAACAAAAGAGGATGCGTAATAAATTTGAAGCGTCTAAGCAAAGACGTATTAGAAGATTACATAGAGAAGAAAGATGGAATTAAATGGCTTATGTACAAACAGCATGTCCGCACTGCAATTCATCGGACGCGTACACTATATATGATGATGGAGCTTACTGCTTCTCATGCCAATACTCAACTAAAAAGAAAGACTATGATATGAAAGATGTAATACAAGAAGATAATGAATCAGCATTTACATTTGTTGAAGACATTGCTTCATACAAAAGTTACCCTATAACTTCGCGTAAGATATCGCAGAAGGTTGTAGACTACTTCAATGTAAAGATGTCTGTTGATTCAGAAGGTAAACCTGCTTCACACTTCTATCCGTATACTAAAGACGGACAAGTGGTAGCATACAAAGAAAGAATATTACCTAAAGATTTCCGTACACACGGTGATTTTAAGAAGACAGAATTGTTTGGCCAAGCACAAGCAGTAGGCTCAAAGACTTTAGTAATTACTGAAGGTGAGCTAGACTGTATGGCTGTAGCTGAAGCATTCATGTCTCACTACAAAGATAGAATATTTCCTGTAGTTTCTTTACCATCTGCAACAGGTACTCGTGCTCTGCTTGATCAGAGAGAATGGGTTAATAAGTTTGAATCAGTTGTACTAATGCTAGACAATGATGAAGCAGGTAAGAAATCACTAGAGCTATGTGCTAAGATCATAGGTGCAGGCAAGGTTAAGATCGCCTCTCTCAGAGGTAAAGATCCTTGTGAATCACTACAAAAGTATGGTGCTAACGCCATACTACGAGCCATCTGGGATGCACAGACATGGTCTCCTGCAGGTATAGTAGTAGGTGAAGACATATGGGCAGAGTTTCAAGCAAGACAAAACACAGAATCAGTACCATACCCTGACTGCTTGCAAGGTCTTAACGATAAACTTAAAGGCATACGTCAAGGTGAAATTACTTTGTTCACCTCAGGTACAGGCTCAGGTAAGTCTACTGTTATTAAAGAAATTGTTTTAGATTTACTAAACAAAACTACAGATAAGATAGGTCTTATATCTCTTGAAGAATCAGTAGGTGATACTGCAGAAAAGTTTATATCAATGCAGCTGCAGCGACCTGTAATGGATCCTCCTCCTCTTACTAATGAAGAGATTAGAGCAGGCTTTGATGCTGTATTCGGAGATGAAAGACTAGTACTGTTAGATCATCAAGGTTCTGTCGGTGACTCAAGTCTTATAGATAAGATAGAATACATGGCTTTAATGGGATGTAAGTACCTAGTACTAGATCACATTACTATTGCTGTATCAGAAGGTACAGAAGGATTATCAGGTAACGAAGCTGTAGATAAAATGATGTCTGACTTACTTAAAGTAGTTAAGAAACATAATGTATGGCTCGGCTTAATCTCACACTTACGTAAAGCTCAAGGTGGTACAAGAAGTTTTGAGGAAGGTAAGCTTGCTTCTATCGATGACATCAAAGGTTCAGGCTCTATCAAACAGATATCATTTGATATCATTAGCTTTGCTAGAAACTTAATAGCAGATGACGATCAAGAACGTAACACAATAACGTTCAGAGTATTAAAGTCTAGGTTTACAGGTCTAACAGGTAACGCTGGTGCTGCGACTTACGATATTAATACTACAAGATTAACTAAAGCAGGAGACTTTAGCTTTGAAGGAATTCAGATATGATAAAGCATATCTTAAGGTAGCTCATGTATTTAGTGAGCTATCTTATGATGAACAGATAAAGGTAGGAAGTATAATAGTCCGTGATGGACGAGTACTTTCTCAAGGATGGAATGGTATGCCTGCTGGTATGCCTAATGAAACAAGACATGTATGTAAAACAACTCGACCAGAAGTTATACACTCAGAAGCTAACGCACTTATGAAGTTAGCTAGAACAGGTGGAGGTTCTGAAGGAGCTACAATATATACAACGCATTCACCCTGTATGGAATGCTCTAAACTTATACTACAATCAGGGATTATTAGAGTAGTATACGACGAGATGTATGATAGCTACGCGCTACAATTTTTAAAAGAAAGAGGACTGGATGTCAAAACCTATAGATCAGGTGACCAAGTACCTATTAGAGAAAGTCGAGAAGATAAACGTAAACAATCCGAAAGCTAACTCTGGTGGTGTACTTTTAAAGTTACATAAAACATACGAAGAAGATATGGATATGTTTGTGAACATCGCATTGCAGACAATACAGATACTATTTACAAAAGACACTAGTGATAGTCCAGCAGGAACATCACAGCTAACTAACACATCATTTAAAATAGGACAACATATACACCGTATACTTAAACGAGATAAAGTGCCGTGGTCTATGGAGCTAAGACTAGGTGATTTGTTTGTTGAAGCATTTTACAACTGTGGTTATATAGATTTATATTACCCAAGAATAAGAGACAGCAGCCATATAATATCTGCTACACCTAAGTGGATTGAGCTTGCTGACTTGCATGAAGCAACTACTCGTATTAATCTAACAGCTACGATTACTACGATACCAAAGTCTATTACTTCTATGGTGCAGCGAGATCGTCACCTAGTTATAAAGAATAAACTTAAAGATGATAAGTTAGATCTAAGTCAACCGTATATTAATGCAATGAATAAGCTACAGAAAACTGGTTGGCGTATCAACAGAAGAATATATGATGCACTAATAGATAACAAAGGTAACTTCTTACAAGAAGAACCTTATAAAGATAACGATGCTAAAGAAATGAAGCGACGTAGTAAAGCTATGGAGTGGAAGTTTATTATGTCTAAGGCAAAGCTATTGAAAGAGCAAGATGTATTCTACCAGTACGTTGATGCAGACTATCGAGGTAGAACTTATTACATAGAACCTTTCTTAAACTTCCAAGGCTCAGACTTATCTCGTGGTATGCTTAAGTTTGCACGCGGTAAACCTATGACAGACGCTGGGTTATTCTGGCTTGCAGTGCATACTGCTGTTAGCTATAACGAAAGCTATAAGATAGATGAGATACCTGACTGGGTTGAACAAGATTATAAGGGATATCTTAAATCAGAAGGATTAGAAGATATTTCTGTAGACAAGATGACACTCGAAGATAGAGTTAACTGGGTAAACAATAACATGAACTGGATTGTAGACTTAGGGCAAGCTGCTTCTTTTGTACCTTGTGAAAAGACTGTATCATTCTTAGCATGTTGTATTGAATGGTACGACTATCATGAAGCTAAGAAAGATCATAGACTTTTTATGACTCACTTACCTATACCAATTGATGGTAGTAATAATGGCTGGCAACATCTTGGTTCTATATCTAAAGACGTACAGACAGGAGATCTTGTTGGTTTAATTCCTATTGAAATACCTAAAGACTTCTACGTACAAACAGCTAAAGAACTAATCAGCTTAACTAAAGACGAACGACTATGTTCTATATTAAACTCAATGCCGATGAAACATATCCGCAAAGGCATAACTAAACGTGGATCTATGACGCGAGCTTACTCTGCAGGTGCAGGTAAGATAGCTGAAAACATGTTCTTTGATTGTAAGGCAGAGGACTAC